GGTCCAGTGAGAAATTGAAAACGCTGCTCCGACTGCCTTGGCGGTCACGCATCTCAAGGTATCATTTGAATAGTTTACACCGCTACCCGAATAGGTGGCGTTCACCCATAAATCACCAATGTCATAAGCTTGTGCGTTGGTCGGCTGAGCCACGAACACCCGGCGTTTTCCGTCTGCGGTGTCCTGGGCTTTGGCGGCATCTTCCAACGCCTTGACGGTCTGCTGGTCCGTTATACTGTTCCAGCTATACGCCCCGTTCGCATTCTTTTCGAAACGGTAGGCCAGTCCGGAAGCCCGGTTGTAAAACATATCCTGCTCGTGTAGAGCCTTTAAAGCGTCTGTAGTCCATTCTACCGCCGGGATGTTGCTCAAAGTCGGTGCGTACTCAAAGAACCAGATTGTAAACTCTCTGTCCACCTGATCCTTAACGATGTCAAAGTCAGCCTTAAGGTCGGAAAACATATCATCATAGCTCTTGCCGGTAACCTCAGAGATAAACTGACCGAGGAACTTGTTAAGGGTTGGCGATAGGATGGTCACCTCTTTATTACGCAGCGTATACCCGTTGATACCCTTGTACTGCTTGATCGAAGGCGCATCGTCTCCCACGGTGGAGAGGATGATCGCGTTCTGGCGTGTTGCGTCGGTCCGGTTACCCAGCTGCACGATGTGGTCACCGGCAGACGGTTCCATGCCGCCCAGATCACAATCCTCGATGGACAAGTCTATGTAGTTTTTTCCGGTGGCTGTGATAAGCCGCCAGTAATAGGTGTTGGAAACATTATGGCTCGTGCCTTCCTGCACATTGAATGTCTGGCAGCGTGCCTGATCGCCTGCCTTGAACTCTTGTACGATACTCTTGTCACCATCATCCTGTTCGAAGTAGCAACGGTAATAAGTGTCGTACACCTCTACTTTTGAACATTTCAAGCTTGCCGGAGTAAGGATGATCTCACCACCAACGTGGGACAGACGCTTAATGATCAGTTCTACAAAGTAAGCCAACTTCCTTACCAGCAATTCGTCCACTTCAAGGTAACTCCGTCCCGTCTTCTGATCATATTTCAATACGTATCCGTTACCCAGATCACCACTCACAAAATCGGGAGATACGATACTGAAGACATTCTTCAGTTCATCGAGGATGGCAGTAACAATCCCACTGTTGCTGACGATAATGCCGTGACCTTTATCCCCAAGCAACAGACCTTTAAGGAAAGTGATTATTTCTCTCGCGGTGTCTGCTTGATCCTTGCGAAGAAAAATCTTTTTTAATAAGTCATTATTCTTAAGAATTTCAAATAATGTGCGAATAGAAGAAAAAACGTTTATGTCAGATGGTACAGTTTTATCATCATTCTTAGTTATAATTTCAATCGATTGCTTTACTTTTTCTTGTATGAACTCTCGAATATCAGCAAGTGATGTTTTACGACCATCATTCAACTCAACACAATCGCTTTCCACAAGCACATTAGTATGGAAGAGTTCATTGATTGTTAGACTATCTTCTTTTAAAAGACTAAGTACCACATCAACTATCTGCTGGATTTCCTCCTCTGTCATAAAATTAGCAACTTGTTATTAACACTCCGATATCTATCTCTGTCAACTCTTCTGATGATTAGTTGGTTATCAGATTCACCCTTATCAATATTAAGAACCGGTTGTACAGACAAGCTGAACACGTAGCTATTAAGCCCTTCATTTACCTGATTCATTTCAGGGACGCTACTATCCTTACGCACATAACGCTCACCATCAAAATACACGTAAGTACAACTCATTATTCTGTTTAACATTTCTGCATACCATACAGGGCAACCTTCAGCGTTACCTAATGTAAAAGCCTTCTGTGTGCTCTCAGACGAATATAGGTCAACTACATCTTCATCAGTTGTCACAAACTGCTCATTTGATACACTAAACCCCCAATTCATGTCTTGAAATCCACCAGGTGCACGCCAGTCAAAAAAATATTGCTTTTCCGCAATAAAAAAGAAACCATCTTTACGCTGCTTATTGTCTTTCATGGAATATTGAATAAGAGTCGTTTTAGACAACTCCCGTTCATCATCTGTAACCTCAAACATATCACTGGCAACACCATTTATCTCAAACCTATAATACCCTGTATTCAACCCTGAAAGGATGTAATAATAAAGCGTCATTGTACTATTCATAACCCACACTTTCCATTCTACAACATTTTTTTTGCCAGTCATTACATCAATTATGTTGCCAATAATTGGGTTAAACTCGGATACGGCAATCACTTCAATAAGTATCTGATCAAAAGAGGAAAACTTTTGGATATATCTACTTTCTATCCCAAACTTATCATTAGAGGGATTGAAGAACAACGGTGTAAAGGGACTCACTTTATACATATAATCCTATTGAATTGAATTCACAAACAGTTTATAATTCATGCCATCGTACTGCCCATACTTGCAGCCAACCTCTTTAACGTATCCGAAATACACATCGTTATCGAATATGCAACGGACTAACCCACACATGTCAGGGGGTAAAGTATCATCGTTTGTTATAAAGTCAAATTCACCAACCGTAAACAGCCCTCCATTAATATCTATATCAGCATTCTCTACAACACCGTTTATTACAATGTCTGCATTTCCCTCAGAGGAAGAAAACAACAGTGTTTTAGCAAATACGCCAATAAATCGCTTGTTGGCCTCTATCATAAATCGTGGAGAGTACATTACATTGAACATACTATCAGGAGTGAGCACGCCAGATATGGTGTAGCCATCACGTACAAGCTCATAGCGCGATCCATTCTCACTCATTTGAGAGCATACAAAAAAGGTATCATTATCATTGCTTGAATCGGTAGTATCTTCACCCCTCTTTTGAGTCAACAGTTCAAAACCACACGCATCAGCCCTATAAGGGCTCTTCAACTCAAATACATTATCAGTCAAGGTAACACCCGTAGAATATTCATTTGTAAATCTGAACTCATCACGTCCGTTAACACTGTCATAATCCTGTTTTTCATACCCAACCTTTAAAGACGAATAAATAATAGAAGAATTTACGCTATATGATGGAGATTCAATATTATCACCGATATCCTTTGTTACCCTACCAGAATACAGGTTATTCCGGTGTTTGAATATTACTCTGCTTGCCTCGATTACAGGAACATAACCAAATTCAGCACACATCCAGTCTTCAAATTTGGAGAATGAACTATACAATTTAGCATTAGGTAGATTACGTATGCTTTCAGCTGCAACAATTAAAGAATTATCTAATCTCGTGTCACTTCCTGATTCAATCTCCCCAATAATACCATCTTTCCCCCCGTTAATACTATTCAGTAGCTTATTCAAGAGTGTTTGTGGAGAAATGACGTCTATCATTTCAGGCATAGACCTTGAATTAAAAGTCAGCTCAATCCGGGAAGAACTATCGACCTCAATGGTTCCTTTTGAATCTAAATTCGATTGCTCAGCTCGACTAATAATAAAAGAACAATGCAAAATTTCACCGGCATCAATAGAGAAAGCCTCATTTAGATCAAATACAATACTGGTTCCATCCGGATAAAACAGACCATTGAATACAGAAACAGAAGCCCTCTTCTTCCTCCATATATATAATCTAATAGATCCTATGTTGGTCGCTTCATAGCACTTTACGACGATCCTTCCTGACAGAGTTCCCGATAAATCGCCATTTTCAGATACGAAAAAAGGGTATGCCGATTCGTTTCTGGGAAGATCCGAATATAAAAAGCCACTCCTTTTAACAACCTCAGCAGATGTGTATTCAACAATAGCATCCTTTTCATTAGAAGGGTTATCCTTATTAGAGCTAAAGACAAAAATAGAATTACCATTATCGTCTGTTTTATCGCCTACGATTACATATTTAATATTGTTTCTTAGCTCCAATCTATCATAATACAACTGCTTCGCTTCTTTCATATCTTTCACAAGGTACTCAAATTGAGTTCCTTTCTGAGATTTAATCAATGAAGCAATACTATCATCAACTGAATTCATAGAAAGAACGCCAGCCTCTATCTTCATCGACGAAAAATCGAGCGGGCAACGGAATCGTAATTCATATTCATGATTATTGGTGACAGTGTAAACCTCAATCACGGCAGCCGCCATAAGATATTGCTGCCTATATTCAGACAACAACAAATCATAGGCATCATTAATAAACTCAAATTTAGAGGTAAAAGTCCTGGTAATTCCACTATAATCAGTTCGCTTCAGAGAATAACTTACCTCTTTCCAATTCTTGATAGCAGAATTGGAAAGTTCATAAGAGACTTCATCTATTATTAGAACGAACTTACATAGCATACTTGTACGATCATATTAGGTTTCGGACAAATATAGAGAAAATGCCAACCGGTTTCCCAATTGGCATATTTCTTGAAAAGTACAAGTTGTGCTAAAGGCTTATAATATTCTATTTTTCAACGAAATACAAAGGTAGTCCGTCAAAAACGACTTTACATATTAAATGCCCGAAAGAGTATTTTCCGCCCAAATGAAATACGGCTACGTACGGTTCCAACCGGTATATTAAGAATATCGCTAATTTCATCATATGAATACCCTTCAGCATAGTAAGTAACACTTTCAATACAACAAGATTTTCGTGCGCAGCGTTGAATTATAGATAGCATGTCTTGCAGTATCGAATGACTTAGGACATCAAATGAAGAATATCTTTCTATCACATCAGGATAATTAACAAAAGGAATCAATGATTTCCTATGATATTGAGTTATATATGTGTTTTGCATGACGATCAAGCACCAAGGCTTCATATCTCTATTACGGTCAAACTTATCTCGGTTAACCAGCATCTTATATACGGTGTCACTCGCTAAATCTTCTGCATCTTGAATGGAATAATAATATCGTCTTGCCATTCTAAGCATCCAAGGATAGAGATCTGATAGTTCTTTTTCAAAGTCCATCACCATCCCTCCTTACCATCATTAACTTACCGTTCATACAATACTCTACATGTTTTCGGTGCATGATACTTTGCTCATGCAACTCTTGCGCAGACCTTTGTATAGAATCAATCAATGTATCAGTCCCAATAGGCAACGAACTAAGCTGTTGTTTAATTGCTATAATCTCAGCGGATATCCGTTTATAGTCACTCTCTAAAACTTGAAGTTTAAACAGGATTTTACTGCATAAATAATGATTTATGCAACGTGTGTAGTTTCTTTTATTCATAATGAAGTCGTTTGTGATTATTAAGAGATTACTAACGACTTCAAGAAAAATTCGACAACAGTAGAAAAAAAAGGAGGAACCGCTACCGGCTCCTCAACTTATGTTTGATATCTGCATCGGCCTGATGGACAATGTTAGCATAAATAGCTGCATTGGTGGCATAATCGATCGGCATTTTAAAAAAAGTCATCATAAAAGCTATTTCAGCATCAAATGACGCACGGATCTGATCAGGAGTTAATTTATTGGAATACATCTCCTCTT